GGGGGTACGCGCGCGAAGTCAAAACGAGCAACTCAGATGCCTGATGACTGGATCCCATCGGTGAGGCACAAGGAACTCGCCATCGAGCTGGGTGTTGACCTACAACGTGAGGAGGAGCACTTCCGGGACTACTGCCTCGCCAACGGGAAGACCTACAAGGATTGGGACGCAGGTTTCCGGACGTGGCTTCGGAACGCGAAGACCTTCAAGCGTGGACCACAAAACGATGGCCTTACGAAGGGGCAGAGAGAGTTCAATGCCCAAATGGACTTCTTGAAAGACGAGATGAGAAAATGCGAGGAAGGAAATGACCGATAGAACAACGATAATCAGAATTCACGCCCTGTTCATGACATCTTGGGGACAAAACCGATTCCAGACTGGAAAAGAGCAAGTCGACCTGTGGGTTGAACTGCTCCAAGACATCGATGACAAGGCGCTGATGGAGGCAGCCAAGGATCTTACTTCATCACCCGGGCAATGGCCACCGACGATCGGAGAGCTTCGCCACCGCGCCACGGAGATCTCCATGGGACTCCTGGCCACCCCCTCGGCCGTGGAGGCGTGGGAGCGAGTCCTGGACCTCATCAAGGGCGAGGCGATACAGCTCCACGATGAGGAAAAGCGGGCTCTCAAGTTCGTCGGTGGAATCTGGGCTGTTAAGAACAGTGAGCGTACGGATGTGCTAAGATCGCAGTTTTTGAAGGCGTACAACGAGTACATCACCCAAAAAATCATCCAGGGACGGTCCCACGCCTCCACCAAGGCGCTCGCGGAGAACAACGCACCACAGCTGCCTCCCCCACCGGAACCCAGTCAGAATGGCGTAGAGCAGTGTCTGAGCTGCGACAAGTGGTTTCCACATTCAGCTCTCTACAACGGTTGTTGCTACAACTGCCAGCCACCGGTGAACATGTCCAATGGTTCGAAGGAATACCGCGAGAGAGTTTCCTCGCTCCTTGACCTCGTTCCAGGATACCGAGAACAATATCCAAGAAAGGATAATTAAAATGTGCATATTTGAAGAATTAAGAGATAAAGCCAGAAAAGAAAAAGTTGAGGATAATCGTCCATATACGCCAATAAGAGAAGTTGTTGATGAGGTGTTCAAGGAGTTAAAAAACGACCATCTCAAACAACAGAAGATGGATGAAGGCTATTGAACCAGCTTGAACTATTCGAGGAGCGAGCCGCCATAATGGAGTTTGACGGTGGCATACCTCGGAAGAAGGCAGAGTCAGAGGCCGGACGCGACGCGGCAAAGACGTTTCTGAATTGGCTCGATGGGATCCTCCCGACGAAGGAACAACGGCAGAAATTCGAATCGGTCGGTTGGGGAGTAAAGAAGTCAGTGAGGTTTCTATTCAACGAACAGGAACTGGCCCGAAACATGCAAGGAATAGAAGGCAATGAGTAACGAAAAGCAAATATTTCTGAACGGAGATCGACAGACTGACGCGCAGGGCCAGGCAGAGCGCGCTCAGGAGGAACTCCAGAAGCAATTTGAAAACTCTTTGCGTGTCGTATCACGAGTGCAAAAATGAAATTTTCTGATTTCAAAACTGAAATGGAGGTGCAGTGTAAATTAAAGTTTTCAGGTTTTCCCTCGCTCCACCGGCGCTCAACAACCGGTGGAGCACCGGCACCGCGAAAAAACAGATCAGCTAGGTTCTCTACCTCCGTACCGATGGTCGGTCCGGAGGTTGCGCGGTGCCTCTTTCTGGCTGCGAACCAACGCATCAGACTCATGGCGAGCGGGTGGAAGGCCCGCACTTTTAAAACGAACCGGCCTATGGCCATTCTTGAGAACAAGAAACGCCGCAAAGCACGGCGCAAGAACGAGAGGTAATTATGGAAATGGATTTTCTAAAGTCTGTTGCAGAGGCGTTGAAGCCGTTGAACCCGCCCGCTGAGGTGTCCGAGGTGATCGGGCTCTCAGTGGACCGTTTGGCATCACTACGGATCCGTGGTGGTGGTCCACTCTTTGTCAAAATGAATTCGGATCGACGAGGAAAGGTTTTTTATCCCAAAGAAGCGATCCTTGACTGGCTGTCAAAAAGGTTGGTGGCCTCCACCTCCGTACCAGTCCCCAAAGCCCAGTTTGAAACTGGCAATGATGTCCGGTCGATCTGATGTCAGAACTCCGCGCGGCAAGGAGGAGATATGGAACCAAAGACAATAAAACTGAACGAAACAGAGTACGTAAAAAAATCAGAGCAAGTGAAAATATCAGTCAATACTGGCTCTTTAGCGGCGGCGGCTGTTGGAATGAAAGTTTTGGTAAGGAGCATAAACGAGGGAATCAACTGCGGAATCGTAGAGGCTGCGGATGAGACCGGCATCATCCTGAAAAACTGCCGCCGGCTCTGGTATCACAAACCAGCCAATAAAGCACTCTCATGGTACGAGGGTGTTGCAATCGATGGCATCAGCGAAGACTCGAAGGTATCTCCAACGGTGGATAGAAAATTCATCATAGAAGATTATTCAATAACAGAATGTAGTCCATCTGCTTTTGATCAGATCATGGCAAAGGTGCCGCATGCCCAGGATTAAAGACCTCTGCTCATCAATGTCCGGGTACGGGTCCGGGGACGGGTCCGGGTACGGGTCCGGGGACGGGGACGGGTCCGGGTACGGGTCCGGGGACGGGTCCGGGGACGGGGACGGGTCAGGGTCCGGGGACGGGGACGGGTCCGGGGACGGGTAGTAATACAAGTGATGGAAATTTGGTCGTTAAGGCTTTTGCCCGCGATATAGGAGAAAGAAATGCAACACACAGTAGTGATCAACACAAAGAACGATGAAGGCAATGTGAAGACTGAGGTTAAGGTTCTAGAAGACAATCGCGCCCTAGACGCGTTTCTGAAAGAAATCGAGATTCGCAGACACCCGAGCCCAGCGATGCAGGGCCAGTGCTTTGTACAGGATAAGTACGGAGATGATATCCTTATTTTTAAAGGGACACCCGAAGTCATCCAGTTCTCGGAATCGTTCAAGGTTCTACGATAACCACAAGATCCGAACGGCGAGGAAATAAATGGGCACCATACCAGACGCAAAAAAGGGTACCTTCTGGTGGTTCAAACCGGAAGATCCAAGAATAGTCATCATCACCGACCCGGGGCACAAGCTCTTCGATCTGCGAACGATACAGCCTCCGTCTGAGGCGCTAATCGAGTCGATCGCCAAGGACGGTATGCGACAGGCCATCGAGATCCGGAAGGTAGGCGATGAATACCAGGTGGTATTCGGCAGGAAACGCGTACAGGCGGCCCGTGAGGCAGCGAAGCGCTATCCGGACAAGAAGATACTCATCAAGGCCATGCCTGCCACAATGACGGACGCGGAGGCATTAAAGGACGCAACCATCGAGAACTCTCTACGCGTGGACGACAGCCCCAGCGTTAAGGGGTTCAATGCGGCCCGTCTAATCGAGGCCGGATACGATGACCAAGAACTCGAGCGCATGTTCGGTGTCTCCATCGGAACCATCAACGACTGGGTTGCTTTCCACGAGAAAGCCACCGATGAGGTTAAGGCCGCGCTCGACGAAGGCAAGCTCACCTACACTGACGCCAAGAAGATCTCCCGAAAGCCCGCCGCGAAGCAGGCGGAGGCCCTATCCAAGGCCATCCGCACCGAGAAGCCGCGCCCGGGGCCAAAGAAGGGTCCACGGAGGCCAACTCTGAAGTTCAAGGCTGTGATCACTGAAGACACCGAAAACCCAATGCAAATTTCTATACCTGATTTTTCATCGTTCGAAACAGAGGATCTCATTTTTTTACGAGACGAGCTTCACGACGCTATTCAGGATGAAATCGAAAGGCGAATTGCCTCAGAGGACGCCGACGTCTCGGAGACAGGAGACAGCGGTTCGGACGACGTCGGAACTGACCCCGGCGCCTGAAACGTACTTCTCGAACACCTTCTCTGCGTGAGCCTGATCCGCCTTCCCTAAATAGTAACCCGACCGAAGATCCGGAAAATTGAAGTTTCCGCCAAGGTGCTCTGTTACCAGGATTGCCTCGGCAGCGATGCATAGCGCCTCCTCGGTGGCCAGAAACGTCGGGTTCGTGTAATACATCTTGTACCAGCTCGCAACGGTCCCTCCGTCTTCTCTCCAATCCTTGATACGAACCACGTGTACCGCCTCGTGAACCATCGTTAGAACCTGTTGTAGAGCAGACGGAGACTTTGCCCCCATCTTCCAGGGCAGAAACACGAGCTTGTAGATTGTCATCGGCCTGAGCTTGTCGCTCATATTCTCAACGAGGTGGGCGTACTTGGTCATAACGCGTCGAGCGACCTTCTTTAAGATCCACATCACCTGGCCCTTTGATATCACACGGAAGTCACGCTTCGCAGCGAAGATCTTTCCGAATTCCTTAGCCTGCTTGGCCGTTATCGATTTCATTGAGCTCACTCAATTCCTTTCTGTACCACGCGATCCGCTCGGTGGTGACAACGCGGATGACAGCATGCAGCGCCGCGAAGCCGGCCAACGCCGCATTCTCCCACGTAACCCCAGTTGCGAGCGCCGTTACCACTGCGACACCGACACCGAGGAAGGACACAAGGAGCGTCCTCGACCGATACCACATCTTTGCTGCTTTACTCTCCACCTTCCACCTCCCCTCCGTCAACATCCACACAGTCCGCGTCAGTCCCATCCTGCTCGCACTCGTTCTGGCACTCCATGATCGGATTCCAAAAGTCTCCGTTGCATGATTCCACCACGTCACCATTGCACCGAAACGTACGTTCCGGTGAACACTCTGCATATGGAGCTGCTCCGCAACCCCAAAGATAGATGATCGCAAGAACGACCACCGCAAGAATGGCGCCTCTCAAAGCGCCCTCAGCGAAAGACTTCATGAGTCTACTCTTCCTCGGCGTCGTCTTCGATTTCTTCAAACACCTCGGTCATCTCGTCAATGAATACGACGCCGTTCGAATCATTGACCTTGACCTTACGTGCTGTTTTCAGCGCCTCTTCACGGGTATTGCAGAGCGGCCCGTCATTCCAGCGCCATTGACCATTTTCTGGTATCAACATTTTTTACCTCATTCCTGGAGCACAAATACGAAATAGATCTCCAGGTTCTGTTACAAACCAAATGTCTCTTCCGTCAAATAACAAGTTCCCCATTTTATGGTTTGCATTAAAAGTACTCTCATCAACTATTATTCGGTCAAACTCAACAGTCCCTGATGCAAATGCTTCAGAAAAATAACCAGACGGAATCCTATAAAAGCAATATGACCCATTATACTTCTGTGTATATAACCATACATTCAATCCATCGCTCTTCATGACTACGGGATAATCATCTGCAGAATCCGGAATATTATTTGCATTTACAAGAGAGGCTGATGAAGCCTCTCCCGGAGTATATATGTATACTTCACCAACCGGTGTACTGCAGGTGATAATCCCCCTACAAAGGCATAGCCCAGAAAAATGATCACTATAATTAGAGTTGCTTACAGAACCACCAATTGTAATTGGTGAATATGGGGAACCAGTAGGAGCAGAGATAAGCGCAGAGTTTAGATAATATTGTCGATTTCCACCACTTACAACATAAACCAACCAGTATAACCGAACTCCATCTGATACAAGCCTTGAATCCCTTGGATCCATTTGATCGCTTGATGTCCCATTACCTCCACCGGCTGTTCCAACGCCAGTAGCTTTCACTATTGAATAAACCGTCATCGCAGAAGGTTGGGCTGCAGTACTGATTATAAAACCTATGGTAGTGGAGTTCGCAACTATCAAATCACATATCGTGCTGTCCGGAATATTGTCATAAACTATCGATGTAGAAATACCCCATAGATCAGTTCCAGTGAATGAAATAAGCGAAAACTTTGCAAATTTAACATACCCACCACTTGACATTCCATAAACTACAAATAAGTAGTCCCCGTCACTACATATACCCATAACGTCATCAGGCGTTGTGTCATAGGACATAGACAACGCAGACCCTAGTGATGGTGACGCTGAATGGTCCCACGGGGACTCACATGGATAGATATCGTTCCCCTGTAGAATATACAGAATCGGCTTATTGTTCGCATGGTCCCATCCTATACAACTATCCTTAATCGCCGTACCAGTCGACAGGTAGTTCCTAGATGTCATTGGATCCGCCCAATCAGGATTAAGAGCCTCACACATTGAGCTGTAGTCAGAATCTGGGGATATGGTTCTACAACTAGCCTCTGCATCGACGAGTTGATTAATACGAACGTCTCGCTCATTCTCGACGTAGTTCCAGTACTGACGAGGTGGACGAACTCGATATTGCCATCCGGCTTCTCGATATGAATCACCAGGATCCGTCTTCGCTCCGGATGTTGCCCACTCAATTATCCTATTTATCAATCCCATTTTTCACCTCAAACGGACGGCCATCCATCAAATAGGACGTCCACTCCCGCCACAGCGGGGCATAGGAGTTCCATGTATCGACGTTGCCGCAGGTCGTAACCAGATGCAGGCAGTGTCACCGTGAACCGCCTAGTTCCCGTTCTGGTGACCGTCACAACCAAACCGAACGCGTTGAGCATCCACCTTGCGATCCCGGGTACAGAAGCATCCGCGTTAGTAGCAAAAATCTTGGCGTCGATGTAGTCTCTATACGTAGAATCGCTCGCTGGAACCCCTGTCGATATACCGAACAGGTCCCATACGAAACCTCCGGTAGTCGGCTCACCAACCTCTCCCCATCCATGTAGAACGTCCTGGGAAGAGTCCCCCTCCTCAGTTACAGTGAAGATATTGTCGACTTCCTCCTCAGGAGGACGGAGAAGTCCGATGATCTCACCAACTCGGTCAAGCCACCACCCTTCCGCCGTGTCCAACCAAGATCTTGTGGCGATATCTACAGAGGTATCAATGAGATCATCCTCTGCATCATCCCCAAGGAGATCAAGGTAGGTGTTCCAGTTCGGACAGTCTCTAAACTGATCCAAAAGTCGCTTCAGAATGGTTTCTTTCAAAACTCCCATACTCTACCCTATATGCGGCTTGCACTTGTACGGACAGGTTCTACGTTGATCCCATTCCTTCGGAATGCGCCGTCCGCTACCGATCACGAAGGTGTCTCCACCGTCTCGGTTCTCCTCGAACCACTGTTTGTTCAAGCGCTTCATCCACGGAATCGCCACGGACTTCCAGATCTCCTCCCCAGGGTCCGCAGGACGGCTATTGTACGACTGTCGGTGGGCATGTACGAACCACCATTGAGATCGGTTCACATTGAACATCCACTTGAGAAGTTCGAATATCTGGTCGAACGCCTTGTGCATATCTGGGTTCAGAGTCGCCTCTGGGCCTCCACCGGACCACAGAGTGGACGGATCCGACATGAGCCCAGGGTAATTACCCTCAATCTCGATTCCGATTGTGGAGCGGCTCAGTCCCTGTGCATGCCATATCATCATTTTTGGGTCATTTGCGAAAACCACCAATCCTTCCTTGGTGATTCCGAAGTGAGCATTCAGCCTAGACCACCCCTGTGGACGGGAAGGCATCGCACAGCCGGTCTGATGGAGTGTGACACCTCGGATTGAACTCCAGGGCCGTGTCGGCGTCTTCTTCGACGCCAACCGCGGTGGAACGTGGAGCTTTCGGATGTCGTGGACACGGTCCAGACCTCCGATGATGTCCGGCATAGTCCCCGTCACCTTCGACTCGGCGTCAACGACCTCTAGTAGCTTCTCCCATGTGTCCGGACCACAGATCCCGTCGTCTTTGATCTCCGCTTTCTTCTGGAAATCGATGACCGCGGACTCTGTCCCCTCACCAAACACCCCATCGGTATCGATGTCAGCTCCGAACAACACCAAAAATTCCTGGAGCCGCTTCACTGCCGGTCCGTGCATCATCGGTTCTGTTACACGCAAGAGACCTGTGTAGTCGACCAAAACATGGTCCTTCGTAGAAGCCTTCTTCGTTGTTGACCTTTTCTTCGCCATTTTATACTCCGTTCACCGTGACATTCGCCGCCGAGAATGTCGGCTTTTCGTGGTTACCCATGACTACATCCGCCGAGCTCGTCGGGTCCGCCGTCCGTCCGATATAGATGCTCTCTACCGAGTGACCGATCACCTTGTTGCATGGCGTGTAGAGCCTCGATGCCACCACATCATCCCCGAGGTGAAACGGATCCACTGAGACGTCATCGATCTCGAGGTCTCCCTCTGAAAACGCCTCTATCGCCTCTGCAATCTGGTCCGCTCCGTTCAGAGGAAAGCTACTTGAAGAAATCCGAGTGTTGACCACAACGTATACTGGGATCTCTACTCCGTCATCCCAGTACATTGTATCGCTCTGTCCGGTTTCCGTATCGGTAGCCACCTGAGATTGAAGTCCGTATGTACCGATCCCTGCAGCAACAGACCCGGCGCCTGGAGGGTACATGTCTCCGAGAGGATGGATCCCGAAAAGAGTATCAGCGATATCCTGGTCATCACCACCTATCGTAATAGCCCTTACACACCCAGGAGGGACACCGTTGGAGTTCGTTGTAGTCCCCTTGTTCACCTCTACGAACACCTCTGTGACGTCGTCAAGGTCTGATAAAACTTTCTTGATCATACTCGGATGGTGGATCCCAACAGCTCGAGCAGCTTCCCACCGGCGAGTCCGAAGTGCCGGATCGGACTCGATAGCGTCTCCGATGACAATGGTCCCCTCAATCTCTGCAGACTCCCATCCTCGGATCGGAGTCAGAATATCCACTGGTCCGACAGAAGCGAAAACGTCACCCTCTTCGACGGCGGTTGCTGCTATCAGAGCGTTTCCGCTTGGAGCAATGACTGTAGGTGCTCCGTCCAGTTCAAAATTACCGTCAGGGGTTCCTATCAAAGCCCCTGTGGCCGGTATTGTCGTCCCATAGGTATTGGCATAGCACCGAACGAAACAGGTTGTGTTGCTCGCCACGTTGCGCGTGATGCCATTGAACTTCACCATCTCATCGAGGAAGGCCCCCGTAGATGTTGAAGGTAGTAGAGCATTCATTGTTGCGCTGAAATCGGCGAGGACGTCATTTTTCATCTCGCAGAAGATTCGCGCCAGCCGACCGTATACCCCGTCTGGATCGTCAACTCGGATCTCATCTCCGAAAGCCGCCTTGAATCTGGTCTTGAACGAAGTGAAAAGCGTGCTCCACGATGGAATAGCAAGTCCTGTTACTGTGCTAAAAAAGCTCATTCTCCTACCCTCATCGGAATATCCGAGTATATCGTGTCAATGTCCATGTCCACCAGAAACTGCCCGTCTCCATCAGGAGTAGTGAAGTTGAGCTTTGGTATACCTGTAACCTCCGGAATAGCCATTATTCGTCCCTTGATGACGAGAAGTTTGAACCGGTCATCTCTGGCGAAATCGAACATTGCAACTACCTTTTCGTTCGAGTCGTCAAACCAGTTCACGCCGCCATCAAACTCGTACACGTCCTCATCGTATACCTTGAGAATCTTCGTTTTGCAGAGCTGAACGATCTCTTCTTCATCTTCCACATTCTCGAGATCCCCTGATGTCATAAGAAGATCCCCATAGTCGTCCAGTTTAATGTCTTTAGCCATGGTTAGGTTCCCGGATTTGGTGGTCCTGTTGCAGCACCTGAAACGGGATGAGTGTGCGTAAAGGCACCGACAGTACCTGACGGTCCTTCAAATGTTATCAGCCCTGGGTTGGCCTTTATCGTGATTCCAGCTTCGGTCATCTCAATAGAAATTGTACCACTACTGTTTCTTAATGTCATGCCTGCAGTCGAAGCGGTCCCAGATGCCTTCCGAAGGCATCCAACCACAATGGCGTTGTGTAGCTCTGGCTGCTCAATCTCTAGGTCTGCATTCCTCCCCTGTAGCCATAGGGAGACATTCGTACAGCAGAACAGAACCAACACCTCATCTCCAGCGGAGTACAGGAGGTCTATCTCCCACTGTCCACCAGCTGGGAAAACGCATTTCACGTCTGTTATCGGCTTCGGTGAAACCCCCTTAATCGCGAAGTTAGGCAGAATTGTTGCTGTTTTGGTTGCATCGTTGTACGACTGTATTGTCGCCGTCATGGGGAACAACAGCATGTTACCGTCAAGCAACTCAGTCATGTAATCCTGTGGTCTCATTGGTAAACCCTGCATTCACACTCGGTATCGAACTGCTCATCGCCGTCCGAGTTATGGGTAACTCTCTCCAAAAAGTAAGCCGATCCGTTCAGATCATTTCGGCTGAAAGAGGCCGTCATAAGTTTGCACAGGTTCCCGGCGATGAGCCTCGGCTCAAGCATGTGGCGAAAAGTGATCTTGGTTTCCTTGTTCTCCCTCCGAGCCGAAGGAACTCCGATGAGACCGGTCATATCAGACAGAATCGGTACATCGAACATATTGAGCGGAATGTCAGCATTACGGACAACGCACTTCCCCTTCTGCATCTGGTATCTCAGCCCGTATCGGCGACAGATCGTCTGTATTGCCTTTCTACCAGGAGTCAGAAACGACAGAGGAGAGGTCAAGGTCTCGTCCGTTATTAGCACGTCAGGAACCACTCCAGCAGCCGCACATACTCCAGCAACGCAGGCACTCACCGACATGCCCTCAGCGAAAGAGATGCTCACAGGGGACACTCTGAAGTCATCTGATGTGTCCTCAGCGTCTATCTCCGTTATCCAATCCGTGAACTCATCGTTTCGGTAGCTGTTTGCGTCATGAACCTCTCCCTGGAAGATCAAAGTCGGTGGAAATGTCCTACCGGCGTATAGCTGGATTACCTTCACATTCGTTTCCAAATAGTTCATGGTGTCTTTACCTGGATTTATCACTTTAATATTGGCTGTGTCAGGGTCTCGCTTCCAGGAGCAGTCAACTGTGAAAGCGATATCCAGATTCTTGATACTAGAGTCTATGACAATCGCAGGTCCAATCTCTGGAATTGCAATTAGCCTCCAGAATCTGTCAAGACCAATCACCATTTTCGACCTCTGCTCTTGAGACGTAGATTAGGCGATACCGGCTGCCAAAGTTGTCAAAATCAGGGTCAAGTTGTCCCTGCATGTCGAGGAAGATCAGCTTACCAAATTGGTACAATCCACGTCCATGAAACAAGTCAAGCCCAGTAACTACCTGGAACCCGGTGAGCGAAAAATTGAGTTCATCAACAGCACAGTCCACAACCCAGATCTCTGGAATCGCAAGCCACTTGAACCGTAGAGCTACGGTATACGTTTCCAAAACAACGCGGTAACTGAACTCGAGATTTGGTTCAAGTGGAAGTAGTTGCATCATACACCTAAAATAGAACTCCACATTTCAACATATGGCTCCGCGTCGTCAACTTCCTCAGCGGATTGAACACCCTTGTCCTCTGCGGGGACCTGCTTCTGCGCTCCTGTTTTCTTGTCTCCAACTCGCTTCTTTATTATCGACAACGGAATTGTCGCAAGCCCTACCTCTGCCAGGCGAACCTTGTCGAAAGTGAGCGTCGCCTTAAACGCTTTCGAATTCTGGACTGTTACTTCCTCATCAATATCAAGTAGCATGTACGAATGAAAGCTCTCCCGCGGGGTCTCGATGTTCACAATATCGGGATTGTCCCATATTCTCACCACCGCCTGTCGCTTGTCGTCTGCGGTGGTCCCCGGAACAGAAACGCCAAGAGGTGTTGCGTCGTCTGTGAAAGTGACATCCAACGTCAAGTAACACTCGTCATCGGAAACGTGCTCAGCGATATTCGCCCCGTTCTCAACTGGGTGTCGAGTGAGCTTCTTCTTCTTCCGAGGCACCATCCGAGTCACAGCGTCTACGATAACCATCGGAGACAGCCTTGGAATGATCAGTGTCGAATTTGGACTAATCGGCATCGCTCGCGTTCCTCTTCATCTGGCGGAAGGCTTTCTCCATTCCCTTCTTAGTGCTCCTTTCGATTTCACTGGCAGAAGCGTTGGTCCCCTGAACATGAGTATGGTTTTCAATCTTGGCTATGTTCGTGTTTGATGTTCTTGTCTCAGATGTCGTCCCGAACCCCATACCAGCATAGTCTGATACTGGAGCATATTCTCTACCATACTTTGAGATGTTCGCTCTCTGGTGAGCTGCTGGGAGGGCCGCTTTCAAGCGTTCTCTCTCCTTCTTCAGCATTAGCAACTGGGCATCTCGCTGTATCCCCATCCCTGGAACCCAGTTCATCAACCAGTCTCCGCGGACATCCTTCTCGTACTTATCTACCTTGGCTATATCCTTCCCGAGTTGGGCCTCTCCCCTTTTCGAAACGTCACGCCCCATCGTATCTGCGATTTCTCCAGCAAGGAGCCCCATCTCGTGACGCGCCGCCATGATTGGATCTACGATCTCATCATGGATCACCTTTCCGATCTGCCAGGCAGCAAAGGCTGTAGCAACTAAAGCAACTCCAGAACCCAATCCAGCCATAGACTTTGTTGCCAAATTTGTTGAGGTTATTAGACCACCCATGGCGTTTATTGCCTTGGTTATCATACCAACTGACCCTATGGCGGCCTTCGCAAGAATGAATGCGTTCGTGGCTATGGTCAAAGCCTTTACTGCACCAGTGATAGCCAGGAATACACCTACCAGCTTTGCTATTTTGGGAACCCAGTACTTGATCTTTTCAAGGTAGTACGGAATCTTCTTCACGTACTCTACAATCTTCGACCTGATGAGATCTTTATTGGCCGAAATCCAGTCTTTCGCCTTCTGAGCAACCTTGATTAGTGTGTCAACCAGAGCCTTCAGGATGGGTGACATGGTGCTTCCGAGTTCACCGGCGGCGAGACTGATGTTGTCCTTCAGCGTTGAGAGCTTCCCTGAAAGCGTCCCAGAGGCAATCTCCATCCCCCTAAAAAAGATACCACCCTCACTTGTCATACGCTTCAAAGCCGCTGTGAGGTCCTCTGTAGACACCTTACCTGCAGAAATGGCCTTGAACATCTTCTGACCCTTGAGTCCGATAGTCTTCTCCAACTCGTTGAAGATGGGGACTCCAGCCTCGGCGATCATGTTCAGTGACTCCATATCGGTCTTGCCTTTCAGCAATGCCTTGTTGTAGCCCCTGACGATGCTCTGCATCTTGAAAGCGTTTCCTCCGGCGGTGTCGCCAAGCATACGGATCCGCTCGATAGTCTTGTCGATGTCTCCACCCATGTTGGGGAGAAGCTGCTTGGTAGCGTTTGCAAGTTGAACGAACTGGAATGGAGTCGTCGCCGCGGTCTGGTTGAGCTTGTCGACCATTTCCTTGGCGCGTCCAGCAGACTTCAACAGAGGAGTGAACGCTGCTTCAGCATCTTCGATCTTCGAATACTCACGGTCCACCAGAGCAATGGCGCCTCCAAGAATACCAGCCCCGGCCGCAGCAACCTTGAACCCGGTCTTGAGTCCTCCAAGCATCTTCCGTGAGACGCCTGTCATGGTTTTGTCAAGAGAATGAACTGAACGATTGAAAGCTACGAGCTTCGAATTGTCGATGTCCCACCCAAGCTTCGCAACAAAATCTTCAATAACGGTGGTCATCGTTTCGGTTCCTATTCCGGTCTTCTTCCCGCCTGTCCTCGATGTAGTAAGCGATTTCCATCATCTCAACACATTCGAGGTAGAGTGGGTTGGGCCACTCCAGCACCATGTTCACTGGTGTCTTCGACCAGCGTGCTACAGCAAAGAGCTCCGCTGACTGAGGGCTGATTGCGTACTCGATTTCTTCGAGGTACTGCTCTCCGTCGTCACTTCCTCGCCCGGAAGATTCACGCCTAAACGGGCGAGGAACTCCCGGGCCTTGGTAAAAGTCCGAGGGAAGCTGACATCCAATCCCCAGAATATCGCCAAGACGAATTCATCCAGCCTATCGGTGAAGTAGTCGCAGTCGTCAAGGTCATCAACCTGTCCACCACTCGAAACCCCCTGGATTACGCACCCACGGAGAATCTCCTGACCGATCTCTCTCAGCTTGGAAAACGGTATTGCCTTGTACACCGCGTCAATCGCCTGTGCGATATTCGTATACGACTGAAGCTCTGACACCTTCTCAACTTCCTTGAAAAGATGTGCCGCTGCGCTGCTCATCGCCCCCATGATAAGGCCAATGGAGTCGTACTCGATCTCAATCGACTTCATCCTGGTGAGCGGGCAGTAGGAGACAGTAATTTCGTCGCCGTCAAGATTCCTGAATGTCCTACTGTTGTTCACTTAAAACCTCCTTCTCTCCTAAATCGGAGACGTCCGCGGACCGTCGTGGTTGATCTTCAGCTTCGTGCACTTGATCACGAAGGTGGGATTTGCCGGCCGCTTTCCGCGCACGAATTCTGGGACGACGGCTCTCCCGTCATTCCCGATGACGCCAGCCATCATCGTGGTGGAATCCTTGATGACTACTTCCAGGGGGAGTCGACCGTCGACATACGTCTGGAGGATCGACAGGCTCGGAGATGAGTTTTTAACCTCCAGCGTGATGTTCCCGCTCTGGTTGGCGTTCTCGATGTGACGACCGAATTCCCCCGAGAGGTCCATGTCAGGATCATCGAAAAGTTCCTCGTTCATCGCAGCCTGAATTGAGTCGTCGCTATCGGACAGGCCCAAGATCGGAACAGGGGCTCCGAGCGGCCCAACAAGGACGACCACTGCTCTCGGATTGTATGATTTTCGAAAAGCCACTGTCGGCCTCCTTTCTAGATCGTGATCGACCCGGTGATGGTGAAGTGATACGCCTCGAAGTTGCCCTCTGCGACGAATACCTCCGTGAATGTCATCTCCCCAGCAGCCTTCTCAGCTGCCGTGAAGTCCTCCAGGTCAGGCATGTTGATGGTCCAACTGTTGATCAGACCATTTCCTCCGTCCTTCCGGGGCCCGGCTTTAGTAAGCCAAGACTCGATGATCCCCTGGATGCCTCCTAGGGTTGTCTCATCGAAGGCCATCAGGTCCATGTTCATATCCATGGAGAAGATGGAAGACTGGATACCGGCCTCCAGCCAGTGCTTGCCCTTGACTAGCCGCTTCGAGTTTCCGTTGGTGTTCTTACCCTTCTCGATGAAGGTGAAGCCTCCGGACCGAACCACGAAGTTGCACCCCTTTGCCTCGAGAGCGGCAACGTGAGTGTCGGAAAGGTCGTACTCCTCTCCGATCGATCCGGATCCGTGGACTCCAGAGAGTGGACGGTGCCCATACCGGATCGAACCGGCCTCCCCCGGTAGGAAATTCCCGTCCGCTGCAGCATCCGGGTACTCATCATTGTGCTCCGTGTAGATGACGGTCGCGTTCTCGTATGAAAGCGCCTTAAGCACTGATTGAAGGTCCGTGAAGTCGGCTGGGTCAACAGCGTCCGCGTTGCTGTCCACGAAGGTGCACTGGCGCTTCTCCGTCTCGATCTGCGCTGCGAGCGCCGTCTCTTCCGTATACGATGTGCTGTTCCGTCCCTCAATCGCCGTATTGTAGAAGTCCTTGGTCTTGGTCTTCACGGCGGTATAGGCCGTCAGGAGCGTCTCTATGGCATTTCCAGGTACACTGGTTCCTGCTCCTGAGGTGGTGAGACCAAGAAGATACGGAACCGTCCCAGGGGTGGCGTTGTACGTGATGCTGATGGTCGGATCCGTGTCGTCCTGTCCGGATGGCATATTCAGATTGATCTTGCCGTTGGCGTCCAGCGCAAACTCAGCAGAATCCAACCCCGTTATGTTCGGAACAGCGATTGCAGCCAAAGCAGCATTCAGGACAGCGAGCACCTGGGCGATGGTGGTTACTCCAGTGAAGTCAAGCGACCCGACGACATCTGAATTAGTGTCAGAGTCCACAACAGTGAATGTCCCTGCCCCGGTGATGAGCGCCCATACCGCCGGATCCGTCTCGTGGGTTCCACAGATGAACGCCGGAGGAATGGCCGTCTGTGGGTGGCGCCCGAGGATGAGCCGCGGTGGGACATTGGCCTGACCGAAGTACTGCGTCGCGAAGTTCCTCGGAACACCATTTTCGGTAAGATCCGAAACCCCGCTCGGCGTGACCACTCGGATCCGATCGTTGATCGGAATGTCGGCGTGATCCACCAGGAGGAGTTCAACGTCAAGGGTCGGCATCGCGAGCACGGCCGTCCGCAAGTTGATGTTTACATTAACAAAATTGTCAACGTCCATATCATGTCTCCTGTAGGTCTGTGTCGGACACAGCATCCATGCCCGCGAAGGTTCCCTCTACTCGTACCCGCGACACGCGGGGCTCGACACGCTGTTTCATGTACGAAGTCTGGATTGTGAACTCGCACTGATACCGGTACGCGTGGTGAGTATCGTTTAAAAAAGCAAGGTTGCGAACTCGGCTACTCTCTATGAAAATTGGCCTGAAGGTGACGTCGTCTTCTTCCGGAACATCATCCAACCGTACCGGCGGAAGAGATGCAAGATTTTCAATACCGTGAAGGATTTCAGCCCCGTTCGAAGCATAGGCGTTCACTTCTATTTTCTGCTCAACATAGTTCTGGGCATCGAATATGATGGTGTTATCGTCCCTGGTCTTCTCGACAATCGGATAGCATGATCCTACGGAGTCCATATCGAACACCGTCATGTAGTCCCCCGCCGGCGCCGGACCGTTCATGACAACTCCATCGGCATCGGTACCGCGAAACGGCTTGATGAGCACTGGTATGCTCGGATAGTGCGACTGGAGCCATGCCTGGAAGTCATCTATGATCATTGTGACTCCCTCACCAGCAGGTGGTATCCACCGTTGAATCCCCATCCAGTCGTCCCGGTTGTGAAATCTCGGATGAGAGCGACCATGTAATCGACGCCTGCCACCTCCAGATGGTCTCCCTTCAGCACCTCCGTGTTCGTCCAGGTCTTCTTGTGGACATAGGTTCGGTCGCCTTCAGGGAGCTGCTGTAGGTCTTTCCCGGGAGCCGGCTGGAGAGGAATGATGGTGATTGGGGTCTCAGTCGGTGCCCCGGGGACATACCGACCGTTAACCGTCGCCGCAGCGCTGTGTCGCTTTAGAGTCGCCGCCACCTGTGGAAAACGGTTCAGCATCACTCGCCCTCCACCAGCGCTGACGTGATGGCCTGACGAAGGAGTCCGTCGTCAATCAGCGGATGATCGCTTCCCTTCTTCTTGATCGTGCTATCTGCGTTCGGATCGAATCCTGTTGCTGAGTCGATCATCGATCGGATGTCCTGTTCTGCGATGACACCAACGGCGCGAAGGTACTTCTTGTAATCGAGCTGTGGGTTCTTCAGAGCCGACAGAAGCGCCTTTCCGAGCTCCGGAAAGTATCCCTTGTGCTCGGCCAGTGTCCACCGAAGGAACGGCCGCTCTGGTATCCTGTCGGTCCCGAATTCGTTGTACCAAGCAACCTCAGCGATCTTCGTATCGGTCCCAGGGTAGTTTCCGGCCCCATTCATCACACCAACGAATACCGAGTCCTTTCCAGAAATCTTCATCAGAGCAGCGATCCTCCGGCCGCCATACTTGGCTTTCAGTTTGAATCCAGTGCTCATGATGTCATTGCCCCATACGGCTCGATGGCCTTCGGTCCACCCTGGATCGTCCGCCGATACTGAAGGTACATCTGCCCATACGATGTATTACCGAAGAAAGTGGCGGACATCGCCGAGGCCCCTGCGGCGAACGACACTCGCACGTCACCAGCTCCTTGGGACGTGACCGGTCCAGCGGCCCCGGCGAGTCCACCCAGAACACCAGGCACAGAAACAGCAAGAAGATGTGCAGAAAGATAAATCAGACCGAGATTGTAGTAGTCACCCCACAGGTCTTCATTGATGTTGAGCGCGGCCTCGTCGATGGCCAGTTGAACCGTAGCATCCAGTAGTGAGTCGAAGACCCCTGGGAATTTTGCAGTTATGTCCGCCGGTGTGATCATTCATCATCCACTACTTTCGGCGCTTGTAGGACCTTACCTTCGGCTCCTCTGGCTCAGGCTTGGGGTCCTCAGTCTTCTCGGACTCAGGCTTGGCATCGATCCTGGATGACTTCTCGGCCTCGAGCGCCTTCTCGGCCGCTACCTTCGCCGCATTGGCTGCCCGGAGGCGATCACGCATCTCCGCGAGCTCTTTATATACATCTCGAGATGAAGATGGAACACTACCACCGATGACCTGAACTTCCTCTTTCACGAGGCACTCCTTGAACAGCGGAATTTTGTAGAGCTTCTCCAAGTCAGCATCGGAAACCGGAGTTACCTTGTCACCGGGGATAACTCCGATGATGTTGGGGACGGTCTTCCCATCGACCTCTTTGGTTCCGATATTGAAGTCGAATTTCCTAGCACACCTGTTCTTCAAATTTGGCACAATCATTCTCCTTTGCGGTCGCCGACCGCAGCTTCGTTGAACGGCTACGCGTTCGCTCCCTGCCAGAACCGGAGCGGATACTTGATGTGCAGCATTCCGATCTTGGTGACCATCGGCTGCTCGATCAGGTACCCCTTGTCGTTCGGTGGCATCCTGCGCCGGTCCATGCTCAGGCTAACGCACAGCGTGTCCATGTCTCCGAACACGCCAAACGTCGCGTTGGTGCCGGAATCGATGCTCCCGTGCTTCGGGGAGTTGATGAACCGTCCGAACTTCCCATCCAACGTCTGCAACACGCCCTCGATGGTACGGTTGTTGTAGGAGTTGGCCTCCTTCGACGTAACGATCCGGTAGTTAGTTGGGCTCACCATGATGTCAACTGGCATCGGCTGAAAGTCCGCGTCGTCCTTGCACTGGGTCACGATCTGAGTGATCCCATATTGGCAATCCGCGATGATCTCCGCCGCCGTTGCGGTGGTCCAGGTTCCTGTGGTCATGTTCCCGCTCGTGATGTTCGGGTGGTCGATGAGCGGAGGACGGTTCATCGCCGTGTCTCCCTCGAAGACGAT